AAGTTGCAGAGTTAAAGCAAATTGCAGAAGACTTTGCAGTAGATATAGCAGAACAAAAAGGTAAAAAAGATATAATTGCTGCTCTTGCAGAAGAAGGCGTAACTTGGGCTATTTATCAAAAGTCTAAGGACATAGAGGAAGAAGAATTAGAAATGAATGAAACATTGCCAAAGGCGGCACCAAAGGTAGTTAAAGAGGAAGATATGGTTCTCGTTAAGATGACAAGGGCTAACTTTAGCTATGAAATTAGAGGATATACATTTACAAAAGAACATCCATTTGTTGCTATGGACAAAGATACAGCCCAAGCAATTTTTGATAAGGAGGAAGGCTTTGTGTTAGCTACCCCAGCAGAAGTGCAGGAGTTCTACAACTAAGCCATACAGATGGCAGAAATATACATTAACACAAACTCTCCAATAACTCATAGAGTATTTTGGCAGGGAGAAATTGTAGCAGCGGACGCTGCACCAACAGTAAAGGTGTATGATGTAACTTCTGACATCACCATAACACCAGCAATTCTTCCAACGACTTTACTTACTACATTAACTTCAACGGCGGCAGAAACAGATCCTGGTAGTTATTATATAAATTTACCATTAAGCCTAACTCAGCGTCAAAGAAAATTTAAATTACTTTGGGAGTATACGGTAAATTCTAGTGCTGCCTCACATACAGCATATGTAGATGTAGTGACCCCATATGTAAATATTTATGAGGCAATGGACGAATTGAATCTTGGAGTAGAGCCAAGTGATCCTAATTATAAAACATACACTGAAATTACTAGGGCTGAAAGATATGCTCGTAAGCAGATTGAAGATTATACTGGACAGGACTTCTTTACATATGATGATGTAGAGGTGGTATTTGGAAATGATTCTGATATCCTGCCGCTTCCTTATCGTATTGTAAATGTTCACAAGTTATATCACAATGATATTTTACTTGTAGATACTGTTTCTACCCCAACTGTAAATAACTGGACATATACTCCGATAATTTCAGAAACTAATTTTGGAATTAGAGTTGATAGAACTGGATTACTAGACAATACTGTATACATTGCAAATGGTCTTGTGCCGCCGTCCATTAATGATACATATAGCGGAATGGCATTTGCCAAGAATGTAAGATATAGAGTCGAAGGAAGATACGGTTGGGAATCAGTTCCAGGAAATGTACAACTTGCATGCATTGAACTTATGAAAGACTACTTTGCTAAAGATACCGTATGGAGAACTAAATACGTTAAGAACATTCAGACATTCGACTGGCAGTTTGAGTATTCTGGAGATGCATATTCTGGAACAGGAAATCAGCTTGCCGATAAATTGCTCGGCGCATATGTTCTTACCCAAATGGTAGTGGTATAAATGTTAGACCTCGTAGACTCAGTATTGTCTATGAAAATGGACGTATATCGTCAATTTGATTTACAAGATGCTGACACTGGGGCATTGGTAAAAGAATGGGTTTATTACAAAACCATAGACTGCTCAGCAAAAGGCATAATCAGTAATTCTTCATCTACACGTACAAACAGCATTCAGTCCTTTGGAACTAAATATAATAACGAAGAGATTCTTCAAGTAAGAACTTCTCATAGATTAACCTATAGAGAAAAAGTTACAAACATTAGAGATTCAAAGAACAATCCTATCTGGGTAGAATTAAATTATCCTTCAGAGACTCCCACCGTTTTTGAGGTAATTGGAAGCACTCCCGTAACAGACGGATTCGGCACGGTGATAGCATACAACTCAGTAATTAAGAGATCGGAGAACCAGAGAATTGGACTATAGCACTCCCTTAATTCAAGCCGCTAGTGGACTACAAAACCTCATGGTTAAGTCCAAAGGCGGCGTTTTAAAAGAAAGCCTTGTAGCTCAAATATCCGCATACGTATATTACAATGTCCAAGTAATTAGCAAGCTAACCACAAATGCGGCATTTAAAAATAAATTTAGAGAAGTTATATTTAATCAATTAGAAAAAGACTTTGGCGAATATGTAGATGCTCAGGCTAGGGTAAAGCCTAAAACCCTTCACCATGTATATGAATGGAATCAGGTCGGAGATCCAGAATCAAGATTATTTAAATTAAATAAATTAAATACAGAAGGTTTAGGATTTTCTATTTCTTATGAATTCCTGCCTTCAAAAAAATTTGCCTCAACTGAGGGTAATCGCAGGCATGTATTTGTAAGCAAAGCTTCTGTGATGGAAGCTGGAATGCCCCTTAAAATTGCTCCACGCCATTCTAAGCGCCTTGTATTTGAGACCAATGGTTATACGGTCTTCATGCCAGAAGGAGCCTCTGTGGTCGTTAAAAGGCCTGGAGGAGTGGGTGTCAAAAATTCATTTATGATGACATATTCTAGATTCTTTAAGAGTAATTTAGTTAATGCCTCAATTAAGAAATCTGGATTCCAAAGATTATTTAATAATGCTATGACTAAGGCTCTTAGAGTTCCCGCCGATATTAGAACAGTTAAATATACATTTAATCCAAATACAATTGCTGTACAGGCTGACGCAGCCCTGACCTCAGCATTCGGAGCATCATTATGACAGTTAATTATAAATTAGACGCAATGCTTGAGCTTCGCAAATATATTTGGACAAAATTGCAGGCGGCAGAGATATTTAACCCAGACGATTATTATAGCGATAATATAGGAGAGACTTTAGTTCCTATTATCCCAGTACAACAGATCCCAGATATGAATCAATTTTTGAGCGGGAAGGACCATATAGTCTACGATAAAATAGGAGTCTCATATGACACCCTATGGCTAATATGTAATGAGCAAATCCTATTTACCGTATATTCAACAGATGTTTCCAAGATCAATGAAGTCCGAAATTTCATGATAGATGAATTTAGAAGAATGGATGAATCTGCCAGAGATGTCAATTTGTCCCCAAACTTCAATTCTCAAAAGTTCAAATTCCATAGTATTCATGTTGACGATATGTCTCCAACAGAGCCATCGCAAGAGATACAGGGATTCTATTCAGCAGATATCATTCTTGAGATCAAATATTCTCGCATAACCAATACTTCTGGTAGATATATATAGTATTTGCCTTTTGGACCCCCATGCCTTAAAATTGGACATAGAGGAAAGAGGAAAGAGCCTAGCCAGCTCAAACAATTAAATTTTTAAAATAGGAGGTAGAAACAATGGCATTTAATAATGCTAAAAACATCATCGTCGGTGCAGCCCCAGTATTTATTTCTACAAAAGACTCAACCGATGCAACTTATGCAGCAGACTTCGAAAACTTGCTAGATGCTGGACACATCACCTTTACAGGTGGTACAACAGCTTCAACAGCTTTGACTGCTTCAGCTAAGGTTCGTAATGTTGGTTTTACAAACAATGGTCTTCAGATCACTTATAACCCAACATTCGAAGACGTTACCGTAGATCAGTTGCTAGACGCAGCAAAGCTTTTCAAGTCTGCTATGCAGGTCATGATTATGACTGAAATGACAGAAGGAACTTTGCAAAACGTTCTAACAGTATTTGGACAAGGTGCATCAACTCTTAAGAAGAATGGTTCAGCATCAACAGATAACTATGCAGGCCCTAGCGGTGCAGCAGGAGACCTAACTCTTGGTCTCGAGGCAGGTGCTCTTGGAATTGCTCCAACAGAGCGTCAGCTATTTGCAGTTGGACAAGCTCCAACATTCAAAACTGTAACAGCCACAGAGTCATCAGCAAATTCTGAGCGTGTTTATTATGCTCGTCGTGTTCTTTCTGTACAACAGACTCAGTTCACACTAGCACGTAACACCCCAACCACATTCCCAGTGACCTTCCGTCTCCTTCCAGACGCTAATTACGTCGGATCAGAGTATGGTAAGATTATTGATAGAATCCTAGCTTAATTCATTTAGGCTATTTGCAAAACCCCCGTAAAATACGGGGGTTTTGTGCTTGTATTAATAAAATCTATTTGTTATAATGTTTATAACTATCCATAGGAGGATAAATTGGCTACTACAGTATACGACGTAGAAGAAATAAAACTACAAAATGGCGACACGGCTCATTTAAAGCCGCTGTCTATTAAACAGCTCCGTAAATTTATGGCAGCTATGACAAAGGCTCAAGAAGCCACAACAGAAGATCAATCTCTAACAGTACTAATTGATGCATGTGCAATTGCTTTGGAAACACAACTTCCAGATCTTGTAAAAGATAGGGATAAGCTAGAAGACGCTTTAGATGTTCCAACAATTAACAGAATTCTTGAAGTATGCGGGGGAATCAAATTAGATGACCCAAACCTAGTAGCGGCAGCGGTTCTGGCTGGTCAGAACTAGATTTAGCCGCTTTATTAGGAAAAGTATTTCTTTTGGGAACTTGGAAAAATTACCAAGACCTAGAAGAAAGTCTCTCAATGCCAGAGCTTTTGCAAACGATAGAATCTATGCAAGAGAAAGAGAGACAGGATAAAATATTCTTGGCATCTTTACAAGGTGTAGACCTAAGAGATGAACAAGAAGAAAAAGGTCCAACCTTTGAAGATATCCGATTGAGGGCTATGGGAATAGAAGCTACAACAGACGATGTGGTTTCTTTGCAAGGCTCGATGGCTGCAGAAGCAGGATTCGGTATCGGAGCAGGACTTGGATACTCTAAGGAGTAACAAAGAGGTAAATGGCTGACGAAAGAATTGTAACTAGTATAGTTGCAAACTCGGATTTTTCAAATCTTATTGCCGATGTGCAACGAGTTTCAAGCAGCCTATTCAAACTTCAACAAGAGTTTGCTGGTGCTAATAGAGCATTAGCTGGACAAATAGATGCCGCTAATGCAATGTTCAACCAGAACATGCTCAAGACTGGGCAGTTCTCTTCACACTTTGTAAGCCTGACATCAGATGTAGAAAAATTTGGCAAGAATCTTGATGGCGGAAGGCTGAAGTTAAAAGATTACTTTAGAGTATATCAAGAGAATGTAAGAACAAGCGGCGGGTTAATCAGAGATCTCGCTAAGCAACAAGTTCAATTACAAAATGCTGTATTGCAACCCCTAGGTAAAAATGCCCAGGGGTTAATGCAATATAACGTACATATTCCAAGAGGATTAGATTTAACAAAGAATAAAACGGCATTGCTGAAGCAAGAACTTCAGATAATGAATAAGGTAATTCAAGATGGCGGAGTTCAACTTATTAACTGGGGTAAAAATACTCAGTGGGCAGGACGTCAGCTAACAGTAGGATTAACGCTTCCACTCGTCGCATTCGGTAAAGCAGCAGCAGATGCGTTTAAAGTTGCAGATCAAGAATTAACTCGTTTAACTAAAGTTTATGGAGATGTAGCAGGAACATCCGCACAAGAATTAGCAAAAGTTAGAAAAGAAGTATCGGCTACAGCAAAAGAATTGTCTGCTGCAATGGGCGTCAACTTCTCAGAAACAATTGGATTAGCCGCAGATATTGCAGCAACTGGTAAAACTGGAAACGAATTATTGTCATCTGTATCAGAAACCACCAGGCTTGCAGTACTTGGCGAAGTAGATCGTCAAGAGGCAATGAAAGCAACTCTTGCAATTCAATCAGCATTTAAATCAAATACTCAAGAACTTGCAGAAACTATTAACTTTTTAAACGCAGTTGAAAACCAAACATCAACAACTCTAAATGACCTTGTGGAAGCTATTCCAAAAGCAGGTCCAGTCATTAAAGGACTTGGCGGAGATGTTCAAGACCTAGCTCTTTATATGACCGCAATGCGTGAAGGCGGAATTAATGCATCAGAAGGAGCAAATGCTTTAAAGTCAGCACTTGCATCTTTAATTAATCCAACAGATGTAGCGGTAAAGAAATTCCAAGGATTTGGAATTGATCTTCTTGGAATAGTAAATAAAAATGCAGGAGATACAACTGCCACACTATTTGCATTACAAGCAGCTCTTGATAGATTAGATCCTTTACAAAAACAGCAAGCCATTGAACAGTTATTTGGCAAGTTCCAGTTCTCAAGACTAAATGCTTTGTTTGAAAATTTAGGTCGCCAGGGAAGCCAGACTCTTCAGGTTTTAGATTTAATGAAAGCAAGCGCTGGAGAATTAGAAGCAGTTGCTGGTCGAGAGTTGGCGGCAGTAACAGAATCAGCGGCGGGAAGATATAAGAGAGCAGTAGAAACTCTAAAGGCAGAATTAGCAAGCACAGGAGATTCATTCCTAAATATTGCAACTAAGTTAGTAAACGTATTAAATAAAGTTCTTGAATTTGGTTCCAAGCTTCCAGACCCCATTAAAAAGTTAATGACATTTGCTGGAGCATTTACAGCAATAATTGGTCCAGTAATTATGCTTACTGGTGTTCTTGCTAACTTCTTTGGATATATCATTAAAGGTCTTGGACATTTCAAGGCTTTATTTAAAGGCGCAGAAGGATTTAAACTTTTAACACCAGAAATTATAGCAGCTAGAAACGCTAGCTCAATGCTAAGCGATGAATTCTATAGCGATGCAAAGGCTGCTGATACTTTAAGTCTTGCAATTAAGAGATTAAGTGAGGATCTAAAGGGCCTTCAGGTAAACGCCTCTAATGCAACGTCAACAACAAATACTTTAGGTGCAACTATTGCAACTGCAGCAGGCACCCCAATCATGACAGTTGGAGGGGCATTAGGAGCTCCAAGAGTTACAGATCCAAATCATCCTTTGGTTGGACCAGAGACAAGAGCGGCGGCACATTTAAATCCACGTGATCCTAATAATCCTTCAAGTATATTTGGATTAACCCTACAACCAGTTCCAGTAAATAGAAAGATTGGCGCAACACCACAGATATTAATGTCTGAAAGACTTCCAGACATTCCAGGATTAACAACAATGTCTGGAGTATCAACAGGTGTTGTTGCAGCAGAGCATGCTAAATTTGCAGCTCTTATGGCAACACTTGGAGTTCAGAGTCAACAAGAAATTGATGCATTAAAG